CAGTTATCTTTTCGGCGCTGCGCCAACTCGTGGCGCTTGATAACCTGTTCTACACTAATCATCGCTAATCCTTCGCCTTATTTCTGGCGCTAATGTTTGCTGCCTTTTTCTTGGCATCAGCTTTAGAAGAAGCGCCCCACGCGCGTAGGGAAAGGAGCAAGCGCGTGGGGCGTCCTTTCGAGTCGCGTTCAGGGCCGGGCATGGAACCCATCCGCGCCAAGAAAGAGGCTCGTCGCGGGTTGTCGCCTTTCTTCACTGGCGCTTTCAGGTTCATACCCTGTGCGCGAGCGGAAGCACGGCCCTTTGCGTTTAAACCACCAGAGGGATTCTTACCTTCTTTGCGCTGCCAAGCGGGTGTTTTAGCCACGCGCGGCCCTCATATTATCAATCAAATTTGGATATGGACGGCCAGCCTTCTTCGCGGCACGCATCGCAGAACGCTTCTGTGCAGAACTCAAAGATTTTGGCTTTCCCAAGTCCTTTGGCCTTTTCTTGTCCCAAACCTCTTTCTTCATTTCTTTGATCTATTCCTACTCATCGACATCACGATAAGATTTCTGTGAGAATTATTTTTAGGGTTTCCGTCCCTATGGTCTACATCCCTACCGTCGCCCTTCCGCACCGAACCGTTTTTCACCATCTTGCGCCGAGCGGCATTCCGCATGGCGCGGTTTTTCTTCTGCTCTGGCTTGCTGTGAAAACTATCGTATTCCCTGCGGTAGTTTCTGGTCATTATTTCTTCTTCATCATCTTCGTCTTCATGCTGACCCCAGAAATACGGCCACCATATTGCTTGGCGTACTCCTTGGCGGCAGACATGCCAGCCTTGCTATACGCAAAATGGCGGGTTTTCCCGTCTTTTGTGACAACCTTCGGCATCATCCGGCACCCAATGTTATTTGCGATTGATCCCCTTGACCGCCGCCCAACAAGGCACGCGCAGAAAATCTACGCGCCCTAGATTTTGCGGCACTTCGGCGCTGTTCAATTGTACTTAAAGAGGGTTCGTTTGCTTTAGATGAAAACCCCTTTATTGCCAATATATCTTTTTCCGGAAGGGATTCACCGGCCAACACCGCCCCGGCAGCGCGTTGTGCGCTGCGCTTAATATCATCCGGAACCGGGCGGCCATCTGAAGATGTCACCTTACTAGCGGAAGGGATTTCCGCCACAACGCGCCCCATAGCCTTTGGCATCAGACTGCCCACTACCCGGCACCCAATGTTGTTTGCGTCTCCTCTTGCTGACCGCCGCCACCCAAAAGCGAACGGGCCGAAATGCGACGCGCGCGTGATGCAGCCGCGCGACGACGCTGATCCTCAGTGCTTTGGACAGGCTTCGGCTCTGGCTCTGGGGCGGGTGGTGGTGGCGGCGGCGGAGGTGGTGCGCTAGGCCGCGAGATTACGCCACTCATTAGCCAGCCCCGAGGGTAGACTGGATACCCTCACGGGCGTCCTCACGCTCGCTCGACAGAAGAAGGCGTTGACCGCCAATCTGGCGCGCACGGCGCTGCGCCGAAAGCTGCGCCTGTTTCTGACGCTCCTCCTCCTCTAGCCTTTGCTCTTGCCGCTTTTGTGCGGCAGAAATCTCCGGGTCCGGAGGAGGTGGAGCCGGTGTGCTAATGCCGCCGCCAAATAATCCACCCATCAATAATACCTCGCGAGCATATAGTGATTTGAACCGTCAGGCCCGTAGCCCCTCAACAGCCCCTCGTGTTCAAATTTTAATGCTTTGGCCCATCGAAGTGCAAGCAAGTTGCTACTATCGACGACTATCTGCAATCTATGTAATTGCATATCAGTAGCAATGTTATCGAAGTATCGTAGCGCACCCCTTGTGAGCGATATAGGATTTCTTTCAACAATATAGCTTGTAAGTATCCAAGCCTCTGCAACGCCCTTCCATATTGGGACAGCGCCAAAGCAACACGCCACATCACCATTATACAGCGCCGTTGCAGACGTTTCACAAGACGCATAAGTCCGAAGCATGTCCTCGTAATTAGGGAACCACTCAAAATATTTGCGCTCAAATTCACGCAAATTCATCAAGTGGACATGCGCCCAGTGAAACTTAATAAGTGATACAGAGCTGTTGCTAGATATCTTCATTTGCGCTATAAATGAGATGCCTTCCTTTCGTGTACACTACCTCCGAGGCCGTTCCCTGTTGCGGCCTCGGAGTTTTTTTTATGCAAACACGTTGAAATCTGTGCTGGCGACCGCCTGCTTGTATAACGGCATTCCATTGGGGTTGCGGGTCAATGCACGATGCTCGCCGCCGCCCAACATCAGATATCCATAAGCGTCACCGACATGCGAATGCTCGTTCTTGTTTGGTGCGTCCTTAAATCTTTCGTGGCCAGCGCCAACCGCGACACGCTTAAAATGGTAGCCGCCACTCAACGACTTGCGCGTGCGAACGCAATCTTTCGACACAAGCAAACCCGGACGCCCGTCAATCAACCTGTTCATGGGCATGGCACCCGCCTCACGCCGCACCTTAAAATCATTCGATGCAGTCGGTTGGGCGCGAAGGCCAAGCGTCCGCAAATGGTCAAACGCCGTGACTTCAAAAATCTCATCACGCTTGCCGCCCGCCGGATCACCCCAGATCATCACATCGCTCTTGGGAAACTTGGTCTGAATATCCGCCATCAGATGATGGGCGAACCGTTCCAGCCCCATATCGAAGGCGACAAGCTCATGCACGATATGCCACCTGCCGTTTGACATCTTCTGTCCAAAGACAGCAGCGGGCGTCAATCCAAAATCAAGACCGATATGGACCGGCATGCCCATCTCGATATCGACATCCGCCGCCATCAAGCTATCGGTATATTCGTGCCACACGGGCTTGCCGTCCTGCACATAGACATACTGTGCGCCCGCATAACATTGAATCCAATCAAGCGTCTTACCGGCAAGCTGTTGCTCGTAATATCCAATTGGAAGGTTGTTCAGGTTTTCAGCCTTGCCGTTTAATAACCAATACCTGTCGCCGCCAAATATAGCGCCTTCATGCTCTTTGGTTCCCTCAACAACGCCACCCGGTTGCTTGTAGAACTTCCACGGATACTTGCCACGTATCGGGTTCTTTTCAGCAAGATTGGGCCACCAATGATCCGAATCCATCGGGTTCGTAGACATCCAAACACCGCGCCACGGACATCCGCCATTTCTCTTTGTCGGGTATCTACCTACACGCGAAGTCAGGCCATCGACCACAGCCTTGGGTAGTTCGCGCGCCTCATCGATAAATCCGCCGGTCAGTTCCAAACTCAGAAGTTTCCTGACATCGCGCGGCTGATCCAGCGCCAGAAATATGACCTCGCAATCAAGGCCGGGCGCGCCGTCCCTCGGAGGCAGCTTTATATGATGCGTAATAGGAGGCGACCAGCGCATCTCGCCCCACGTATTTTCCGGAAAAATTTCCTGCCACGTCTTGATCGTCGTCGTCCGTAGCTCCGGGTAGCTGTTTCGTATGACGGCAAATCTGGAATATCTGATGCCATCCTCCGGTGATGGCGGCTGTTTGACAGCACGCAGCATGACCTCGGCCAAGCAGGCATAAGTTTTCCCAGAGCCAACCGGCCCCATCAGCCCACGCACAAAGGCGTCGTCGTTTAGAAATTTCCATACTGTCGGACTCTCGCTGAAATCCAGACTTAGCCCGGTGAGCGCATCTGTGCCGCCGCTTCTGCGACGGCGCGGAGAACGATCACGCGCCCTTGGGGATCGAGCCATCTTTCACCACCATATCGATTGTAAACCATTCTTCTCCGCACGAACCGCACACAACCCTCTGCGTCAGGTCATATACTCTACCGCGAGAAGGCTGCCCGCAAAAGTCACACGGCACAAAATCTTTATAGAAGCGCACATATGTTGACGACATCTTAGTTACGCTCGTCATGCCGCCTCCCGCCTATCGCTATCGCCCAGCATTATCAGGATTGCATGTTTCAGCAGTCCCGCACGTACACGCGGGTCATCAACCTGCGTCAACGCGATATGGCGAACGTGCCGGGACTTCTCTTTGCGATAAACGAGGCTTGCCTCTTCTGGCGTGTCGAAATAGCCGAGATGCCTCTTTTTTCCGTTCACATTCATCGAAGCGCGATACTTTTTCATAATCTTATTATAAGAAACACCAATTGGATATTTTCCACGACGGGATGCACTATCAAGCAAAAGGGAGTTTAGCGAACCATCAACAAAGGCACAGGTTTCCGGTGAATAATGCTTGTTGCCCGGCACGATTATGTCCTTGTCCAATTGCTTGTCGCGCCAGTCCTGCGCCATCATCCAAGCGCGGAAGTTCATAAAATATTTCCACTCATCACAAACGCTGGCACCAATGTATGTTGGGTGTCGGGTGTGAAA